CGAATTCGCTGACCTGGTTGCCGTCACGCGAGACGAACATGGTCGCCCCATCGACATCGCGCGGCGGGACATAGCGGTCGTCGCGCGAGCCGATGCGGGTCTGGCGCTTGGCCTGAACCGTGCGGGGAGTCATCGGGTCGCCGGTGATCAGCCACTCGCCGCCGGAGGTGAAGACCTGCAATTCCCCGCGCGAGAGCAGGCCGCGAATGGCGTTGACCTCGTCGGCCAGCAGCTCGAAGTGGATCGCCTCGTCGTCCAGCCCGGTGCCCAGGTCGAAGTTGAAAAGGTCGTTGATCTTCGACATCCAGAGATGGTTGGGAAGCTGCGCCGCGCCGCCCAGGACCAGCCGGTTCTGGTGAAAGCCCACGGTCGCCGGCCAGCCGCGCGCGGGCGAGACGGCGGCCTCGGTCCAGTCCGGCGTCGGGTCGGCGACCTCCAGCGGAACCTGCACCTCGGCCGTTGCTTCCGTTGCCGAAACGACGCTGGCGATGCGCACCTCGCCGCCGCGCAGGCGGAAGGCGACGCCGATGTGCTTGTCCGGGTCGAAGGTCGGCGCATCCACCGTGAGCGTGATCGTGCCCGTGGTGCCGCTGGGGGTCATCACCGAGTCCGGCGGCCCGAACTTCCAGTGCGGGACATGCTCGACGCTGCCGGTGAAGGCGAAGCGCAGCTCGTCGATGCGCCAGTCGCCCGGTCCCTGGCGCGTGACCAGGCGCGTGCGCAGCGCCGGGTGCGTCAGGAACAGGGTGTCGGCGCTTTGCACCCAGGCAATCTCGTCGATGATGCTGCGGTGCCAGGGGGCGTCGATGTTGCCCTGGATCAGCACCCCGTCCTGGAAGATGTCGAGGCGGAAATGGGTCAGCACCAGAAGGTAGAACTGATTGGTATTGAACTCGAAGCTAATTAGCCGCCCCTCTTCCGGCAGCTCGGCCAGGAACTGCATCCCGGGCCGGCGCGAAACCCCGCCGGTGGGATCGGGAATGACGTTGCTCAGGCGCGCGGCCCCGTTCTCGTAGGCGCGCAGATCGGCCCGGCCGAACAGGCGCGGGTCCAGCTCGCCGGCGGTGAAGTTGGTCTTGAGCTTGTACTGCCGGGTCATCAGCCACGGACCTCCACCAGGGGATAGGACTCCAGGCGCGGCGGCGTCTCCTGCTGGGAATCCAGGCGCCGCGCCCGCTCGAAGGCGTCGTCGGCCAGGCGCGCCAGGGCTTCGGCCCGGCTCGTGCTCTCGGTCAGGGGCAGGCACAGCTCGGCGGCCAGGCGCGCCACGAGGACCTGGTCGAAGAACGGCGGGAAGTCGCTTTCGTGCGGCCGCCGGATATAGGTGAGCAAGACGCTCGGCGTGTCGGCGTGAAGCTGGCGCCCGGCCAGGCGATAGGGCACGCCCCGTCCGCGCGCGCCCTGCCCTGCGGACAGCGCCCGCAGCAGGTCGGCGGGAAGCTGGAAAGCGTGGGCGAAGTCGGCCGCCGGCGCCTCGGCCAGACGGGGCAGCCGGGCCTGGGCGGTGGCGAAGCTCCACGGGTGAGCGGAAAGCAGGCCATCACGCAGGCCCGGATAGAGGCGGCGGCAGACCTCGGCCTCCGCGCCGGTCTCCTCCAGGCTGCTGATCGGCCGGGCGCCCAGCGTGATCAGGGCGCGCGCGCAGAGCGCGGCAGCGGATGCGGCCATGAGGTGTCTCCGATATTGATACGTTGGAGAAACGAACTGGCCCCGCACGCGGGGGCGGGACACGTGCGGGGCCAGAGGGAGGGCGGGGCAGATCCCGGACGGACCCGCAAGGGATCAGTCGGTGTCGCTGCCGCCCACCACGGTCATGTCGGCGACATCGACGCTGCCGCCGCTGTTGGTCTTGACCAAGAAGATACCGGCGCCGGGGCTGGTCTCGGTGGCCACGTTGGCCAGGATCATGTCGCCCACGCGCAGCATTTCCGAGGCCGTATCGAAGTAGCCGCTGGTGTCGATGTCGCTGGCGGCGTCGGGGCTGGTGTAGTGCCAGAGCGTGAAGCCGTTGGCATAGGCGATGACACTGAGATTCCGGGCGTTGAACGCCATGGCGGTGCGCTCCTGTGCTCTCTGGGTGGTCGGATCGGGGAGGACGCGGGTGGCGTCAGGATTCGAGCGCCGGCATCTTGACGATGCCCTTGCCGTCGATCAGGCAGGCGCCTTGCGACATCATGTTGTTGACGAAGTGCGCGGCCCGGTCGCCGTGCCAGGTGATGTCGCTGGTGACGTCCGCGCCGCTGGCGTGGCCCACGGCGGTCTTGTGGTACCAGAAGCAGGTCCGCACATTGTTGTCGCCATCCCACGGCAGGCCGGAGTGCGGGATCCAGAGCGTGCCCAGCCAGCGCTTGGCCTGGGTGCCCTTCCAGGGCAGCTCGTCGGGACCGACATAGTCGGCGTCGGAGAACTCCTTCAGGTCCAGCAGGTCGGACCACTGCTTCCAGCCGATCACGGCGAAACGCTCGCCGTCGTCGGGCACGTCCTTGGCGCCCAGCGTCTCGAAGGCGGCCAGCACCTTGGCCTTGGTCAGGCCGTCGGCACCGCTGCCGGCGGTCTGCCCGGCGGCGTCCAGGGCGTTGATGATCAGCTCGTCGGTCTTGCGACCAAGGGCGAAGGCCCCAGCGTTGGCGACCACCATGCGCTCGTCGATGTTGGTCTTCAGTTCGTCGAGCTTGTCCACCCAATCGCCCGCGTAATAATCCTGAAGCTCGCACTCGACGGCGCTGTGGTCGAGGCTCATCACCGGCACCTCGGCGTTGCGCGCCTTCACGGCGGCATTGCCGCTGCCCACGCGCTGGAAGACGGTGGTGCTACCCTTGACGTTGTTCTTGCTGCGCACGGTGCGGCGCAGCTTCGAGCCCTGGCGCTGGAACGCCTGGTGGACCTCGGACTCGAAGTGCTTGATGAAGGCTTGATCGATCTGGTCCGACATCGTCGTTTTCTCTCCGTTTGTTGATGGTTTGTTCGGCTTCGCCCCCAAAAACCGGGCGACCTACGCGTGCGCCGATACCGACGGACAGACCCCATCCAACGGCGACCCCGGCGCGTCGGCTTTGACCTCAACCGCCCTCGGACGGGAAGAGCTTCTTGAAGCCCTCGCTGACCTTCTTGATCGTTGCCGGGTCGCGATCCCGCCAGTACTTCGGATCGGCCATCAGCCGGCGCAGCTCGGTTTCGTCGGGGCGGCTGCCGACGGTGCCCTGCTGGGTCAGGCCGGGCTCCTCGCTGGCCATCATCTTGTGCATGGCCTGGATACCCTCGAAGCTCGTGGACAGGGCCTGGAAGACCTCGGGCGGCAGGTTCTTCTGCCCCCAGGCCCGCAGCGCCTTGGCCACCTCGCGGAACTTCTCGGCGCTGCCGAAGTGCTCGACCAGGCGCTCCATCTGCCGGTCGGCCTCGAACTCGCGGGCCAGCTCCTCGACCGCCGGCAGCATCCGCGCGGCGGCCAGATCGTAGACCGCCTGGACCTGGCGCGGGGTCAGGCCCTCGGCGTGCAGCACCTGGTTCACCTCGGGGTCCGGCTGGATCAAGGCGTGTGGCGGTTCCACAGGATAATCCTCGGGCCGGTCGGGCACGCCCAGACGCCGGCGGAAGGCCACGATCGACGCGTCGTCGGCGTCGCCCTCGGGCACCTCGACCATCCGGGCGAGCTTGCGCTCCAGCGTGCGGTAGGCGTCCAGCAGCAGGTCCACGCGGACCTCGCCGGTCTGAGGGTCCCGGAACTTGGCCGGCACCTCGGCCGCTCCCGACTGCGGGGCGGGGGCGGCGCCCGGGCCGGGACTTGACGCCCGCGCGGCACGGTCGGGGGTGGCGTTGACCAGATTAGGCTCCATCGGTGGCACTCCTTTCGTTTCGGGTTCGTTATGAAGTCGGTGCGGCCCGGCCGCGGGCGGCCAGGGCCTCGATCCGGACGACGAGGGCGCGCTGGCCTTCGAGGTGGCGCAGCGCGGCCGCCTCGGCCTCGGGACCCAGCGCGCGCTCCAGGGTCAAGCGGCGCAGGTGGGCACGGACGATCTCGCCGTCGCGGCCCGACAGGGCGCGGGCGAAGGCGCGGGCGATCTCGTCCGGGTCCTCGGGCAGGGGGCCGCCACGCTCACCGGACATCGCCGCCTCCTGTCCCCGCTGGCGGCGGAGCACCG